AGAACGTTCGTCGGTATCGAGATAGATGTAGTTACCCCAAACCTTGGGAGACCCAGAAGGAGTATACCCATCTCTGCATTTAATACGTATTTCTACATTGTGATACTGCAAAGCCACTAAAGGAAGGCACTTGGTGTAATCCTCTCCGAAAAAGAAGGGGATAATGAAGTGATCACCACCATGATTCGCCTTAAGGTTATTGGTGGTGACAGTACATGACGCCTTGGCGGAGTTGTCGCGAAGAAGGGGGTTGTGTACGCCTTGGATGAAAAGAGAATCGAGTTGCGAAACTTTTTGACCGCCTATCCAGAGACTGAACTCAGTGGGACCGGAGGCGTCTTGGGAAAAGAGACCTGTGGAGTTAGTTCTAATCGCAGAAATACCCGTATCCTCAATCCAGATGTAACTCATGAGATCACCCTTAGATCGAATGGGGATGGTAATTTCATTGTTCGCACCGAAGGTACCGATAAAGTCCATACGCTCGGGCTTCATAGCGAAATTGGTGTGACGCTTATAGTTTTGTCTAAAAAACGACACCTCAGGTTGACCAGTGATATAGACGTCCTGGGCTCCGACAGACACGAGCTCGATTAAAGCAGCTGACATTTATTAATAAACGATATTAAAATTTTGGCTCGTGCTATACATAAATAAGAATGGTTGTCCTCCAAGCACTCACATGGGAGGCGAGAGATGTAGACGACGAACACCTCGTGAGTATTTTCGGTAAGACGGAAGATGGTAAATCGGTGTGTGTAACTACCGCGTTCACACCCTATTTTTTTGTTAAACTTCCGCGTGGGGCTTCGCAACAGACAGTAAAAGAAATCTACAACACCATAGATAAAAAGTGCCCTGATTCTCTCGTATCGTATTCACTTATGAAATCCAAAGATGTCTGGGGATTTCAAAATAACGAAGAGTTTGCTTTCATGAAGATCGACTTTAAGAATTTGATGACTCGTCGCAAAGTTGATTATTTTTTGAAGAACATGTTATCTCTTTCAACTGGAATGGTTCGATTAAAAGTATATGAATCAAACTTAGATCCTGTACTCCGCCTGATGCACCGAACGGGTATTCAATCTACTGGATGGTTGGATACGGGTAACTCATGTGTTCGTTCACACCTAGCGACCGTAGATATCGATCTTTTCTGTAATGATTGGACGTCACTTAAGCCGGTAAATCGTGATGACGTCGCTCCCTTTGTAGTTGGTTCGTTCGATATCGAGTGTAATTCTTCGACGGGTAAATTTCCAGATGCTTCTGTGGAAGATGATGCGTGTTTTCAGATTGCGATTTCGTTGTGTAAGTTTGGAGAAGAAATTCCATATGAAAAGGTCTGTCTCTGTTACAAACAGACGGATCCAAATTTAGAAGACTCTAAAATTTTGAGCTTCGATACCGAGCGAGAAATGCTCGAGGCGTTTCAGAAGTATCTTCACGAAAAGGACATAGATATTATGACTGGCTGGAATATTTTCGGATTCGATCTTGAGTTTATCTACAAACGCGCACATATGGTTGGATGTGACCCCGATTTTTTTAGACTGGGAAAATTAAAGGAACAGACGTGCGATCTTTCTATTAAAAAATTGAGTTCGAGTGCGCTGGGTGACAATATGCTTAAACTTCTTCCGATGAGTGGTCGGTTTATTTTCGATCTCTTTCATGAAGTAAAGAAGGGCTATAAACTAGACTCTTACAAACTGAATGAAGTTTCCAAGTTGTACCTCGGAGATCAAAAGATTGACATGGCTCCGAAGGAAATGTTTGCTCGGTATCTAGAAGGTGATCCCGTGAAGCTACGAGAAGTTGCGGAGTACTGTATCAAGGATACACTGTTACCACACAGACTTATGAAGAAGCTCTGTACTCTTTTGAACTTACTCGAGATGGCGAAAGCTACGTGGGTACCTCTTTGTTTCCTGGTGGAAAGAGGTCAGCAAATCAAGGTCTTTTCACAACTCACGAAAAAGGCACGAGAACTTGGATTTATGGTACCAACCATTCGATATGGAGCTATTCCCGAAGAGCCCTACGAGGGTGCTACCGTTCTTGAGGCACAAAAAGGTGCATATTATACACCTATTACCGCCCTAGATTTCGAAGCCCTGTATCCATCGATCATGATGGCACATAACTTATGTTATTCCTCGTACGTGATGAATGAGAAGGACTACGGTAACATACCCGGTGTGACGTATGAAACGTTTAACGTAGGTGAAAAAACGTATAAGTTCGCGCAAGATGTTCCGAGCCTTTTACCGGCGATCCTTCTAGAGCTAAAACAGTTCAGAAAGCAAGCCAAAAGGGATATGGCCGCCGCAACGGGTTTCATGAAGGAAATTTATAACGGTAAGCAACTGGCCTATAAAATCAGCATGAATTCTGTATATGGATTTACGGGAGCAGGTAAGGGTATTCTCCCATGTGTACCTATCGCCTCTACGACGACATGTAGAGGACGAGAAATGATCGAGGAGACTAAGAATTATGTAGAGAAGAATTTCCAGGGTGCTAAGGTGCGATACGGTGACACGGATTCAGTGATGGTTGAGTTTGATGTAGGTGATCGTAAAGGTAAGGAAGCGATCGAGTATAGTTGGGAACTTGGTGAACGCGCCGCAGAGGAATGTAGCGCCCTATTCAAAAAGCCTAATAACTTGGAGCTGGAGAAGGTCTATTGGCCTTATTTTTTGTATTCTAAAAAGCGTTACGCCGCTAAACTATGGACGAAAGGGAAAGATGGTAACATGAACATGGATTATATTGATATTAAGGGTCTTCAAGTTGTTCGTCGCGACAATACACCACATGTGAGAGAGGTTTGTAAGGAACTCCTCGACGTTGTTCTAACATCGAACGACCCTGGACCACCCCTGGAACTTGCGCGTGAACGTGCCATAGAGCTGCTTTCTGGTGATGTATCAAACGAAAAACTCATTCTGAGCCAGTCTCTTTCTGATACGTACAAAGTCAAAGGAGAGAACATATCAATTTTGAGCCCTGAAAGTATCAACATTAATCAAGCTCACGTGCAAGTGGTTATTAAAATGAGAGATAGGAAACCGGGTTCAGAGCCTCAATCGGGTGATCGCGTACCATATTTACTGACCAAGACAGATGACCCTAAGGCGAAGGCTTTTGAGAAGTCTGAGGATCCAAAGTATGTGGAAGAGAATAATATTCCTATTGACTATCACTATTATTTTGTTAACAAGTTTCTAAATCCAGTGTGCGATTTACTCGATCCATTGTTTGAAAACCCAAAAGAGGAAATCTTCGGTGAGATTATCAGTCAACATAAACCACCTAAAAAGAAGAAAGAACCATCTTTCAATGGCATGAAAAAGGATGAACTCGTAGAGGAGTGTAAAAAGAGAAACCTTGATTCATCTGGTAAAGTTGCCGATCTGAAAAATCGACTCAAAATGAGCTTAGAGAAGGAAAATTCGATTGAAGACTTATTTAAAAAATACGAACGTAGTAAGTCTAAGGATGAGCTTTTATGACAAAATAGTGAACGTCTTTGACGAAGAGCTTAAGTCAAGGGTAAATGACATAATAAGCGAATACGCAGAAATCATATCGAAGAAGCATTGTATTCCTCTCGATCTTCTTCTCAGGGACGTACCCGAGATTTATACTGGATCTACATGTAAAGGAACAAAATCAAACGGTCAGAGGTGTACGTTTAAGGGAGTTCACGATGGATACTGTGGTAAACATGTTTCTCAAGGTGACCGAATACGTCAGAGAATCCTACCTAGTAACAATCTCCATACGCACGGACCCGAGCAAACTTTCGTCGCCGACTGCCCGGGATGTAATCGTTCAAACGGGCTTATAGATTTGAATTATATGTTATGTAATGAGTAAAACTGATATCCTACTATCATCAATTAACACATTTTATAATCAAGAGGAAAACAGAACTAAGTTATTGAACATTCTAGACAAAACGAGTGGCATCTCTCTACGAAATTTAGAATGGTTCATAACGAATTACGCAAAGAAAAATAACACGACCTACACTACGAATGATGGTAAACTCTTTACTGTACACTGTGCGTATAAGTCCAGTCTCGATGGGTATTCAAAAAAATTGTTCGATCCTTTTTGTAGATCCGCAAAGTTTCCGTATACTGTTCCAGGAACATCTCACGAAATATATACGACGCTGGCGCAGCTAAATTTCATCAAATGGTGTATCAAAAACGATATTATAGATTACATCAGCGATCATAAAAATTCACTTTTTAATAAAAGACTCGCATAGATCCCTGTTTGAACTTAAATGTGTTGTATCCCGTATAATACATTTGAAGGGTGTAAATATCATTCGTGATATCAATCTTAGTTGTATCGAGCTTGACTTCCACGACTGTTTTGTCAGACTCTATACTACTAAAATCCAAGTTTCCCGATGGCTCCACGTTTATAGGATTCATCGAGAAGCTGTATGTGTATATGTTTCGTATAGGTCTCGCCAATCTGTTTCTCAGTGGTACTAAGTACTTGAAGTAATTATGATTCGTTCTTGACACGTTCGGTAACTTATTTCCAAATATGAAGAACTGCGCACTTTCCAAGACTGGATTGAAAAATGTCACTTGATCGTCGAAACTCGTACTTGATGAAAAATTGAAACGATTGTGCATGAAGAATTTTTCTTCATCCAATGTTTGTAGACTATATACTTGCGCGTAGCCTCTCGTATCACCCGTAGTCACATCATGACCCGTACCAACTCGCAACCCATCGTTCGAAAGAGAAACGACGTGACCGAATCGATCGTTTGACACAGTACCTTTAATAGTATCTCCGGTTTTTAACCACGTGGATGATTGCGCGACATTTTCTATCTTAGTATCAACGTAGTCATA